CTCGTGAACCAAAGCAGGAACCGCGGCCGGCAAGGGGCCGCCGGCGGAGACGTGTTGCAGCGCCTGGCTGTAGGCAGCAGCCACCATGCGGGATTGCTGGTAGCCATCGGCGACGTTGAAGGCATGCAGGTCCATCAGCGAGCGCACCAGCACCGCTAACGGGCTGCGGTCCTGTCCCGGGCGAAGCTCTTGCTCCACCTGCGCCAGAGACGGTAGGCCGAGAGACAGCGCGCGGAACTTCGCCGGGTTCGGTGGCCACTCCAGCCCCATGCGCATGCAAGCCGCCATACCCTCGCCCAGCTGGCGCGGCAGCAGGCCTTTCAGCGCCAGCGCCCAAGTCTCGCCGGCCACAGTCAGCGGACCGTCCGCACTGGCAGGCGCCAGGCCGTTGTCGCGCTTCCACTTGCCCGGGAACATCGCCTCCATCCGCTCCCAGAGGTTCCACAGCGCATCCATGGCGCGCTGGTTGGGCTCAGCCGACAACGGCGTACTCGCCATCGATGACCTCGCCTGCCTGCGGGCCTCGTCCTGCCCCGCTTGGGCGGCCAGCGCTGCCACCGCCGTGACGGCGCTCGTATTCGGCTCGGAGCTCGGAGACTCCGGCGGCAGAACCCTGTGGATGATTTCCATGGCTGTTGGCTCCTGGCTTCGGGATGACGGGCAACGACAGGCCGGCGGCCATGGCGTCACGGAGGGATTGGTTTGGGTCGCCGCCCGCAGCGGCGATGGATTTCAGCGTTGGCAGGATCTGCAGCCAGCCCTGCACCGACAGCGTCCGGTTCAACACGCGGCGATGGCGGACGAACTGGGCGAGCACCTGGCGGTTGAGGTTGTCGGGCAGCGCCCCGAGCGGGGAGACCTCGCGGTCGATGTCTGCCTCGGTCATGCCCGACGCTTCGCACACACGCGGTGTGTGTTGCTCTTGGTTGCTTTTGGTTGCTCTTGGTTCGGGTGCAATAGCTGTTGCACCCTTAGATGCGCCTTTTTGCACCCTTAACGACGCCGGATTGCACCCTTTGGCGCGCCCGTTTGCACCCTTACCGGCGTCATCTAAGGGTGCAGAATTTGCACCCTTAGCAACTTGGGTATCGTCGCCCTGCCCTGCATTCAGGCCGTCCGAAACGCCCTGATTCTTTAAGGGTGCAAGATTTGCACCCTTAATCCACTCCGGATTGATTCGATACTCGCGGGGACGCCCTTCAAGGCCATGGCCCTGCATTCGTCCTCCGGCACCGAAGTTCACCAGCACCAGCCAGCCACTCGCCTGCATGGCACGGAGCTGATACTGGATGGTGCGCTCAGACTGCCGCGTCTTGGCCGCCAGCCGAGCCACAGACGGGAAAATGTGGGTTCCATCGTCGTGGGCGTGATCGGCCAGGGCCAGCGCCAGGAGCATCTCGCCCCCACCCGCGTGGTACCGGTCGAAGACCATGCCGGTCATTTTCGCGCTCATCGGTGCACCCTCACGGCCGCGCGTGAAGCGCGGGCCGACAAGGTGTTCTGTTTGGTCGTGTACTGCATGCCATGACTCCTGCTACCGCGCGCGCCTACCTGGGCGCCAATGGATGTGTGTTGGTTTGCGCCTGCGCGGCGGCGGCGTCTTCATCGGCCTTCGCCAGCTTCGCAAAGGCGCGGTTCTTCTTGATCTGGCTTTCCAGCGCGCGAATCCGCGCCTGTTGCACGTAGCGCCCTTTGCCTCTTGGCAACAGGTCTTCCAGCAACTCATCGAGCTTCAATTGCAGCTCGTCGGCGGATTTGGTCAGGTAGTCCGACCGCTTCTCTACCCAAATCGTCTTGGGCTTCCCTTCTTCCTTCGCGCGGCGGTCCAACTCATTGCGCAGCTGCTGGTCTGTGAAGCGCGCGAGTGGGTTTCGCTTGGCCTTGGCTGGCGTGCTCACTGCCCACCGGCCGATGCAAGCTCAGCGCGCTGCGCGAGATCCGCCGCCTCCGCCTGGATGGAAGCGCACAGCCGACCAATCTCGCTCGACTCGTTCGGCGTGATCTTTCCGTCCTCCAGCGAAGTGGCCACAGCTTGCGCAAGATCGCCCTGCCGCTTCGATACAGCGAGGACAGCACCTATAACGCTGCCGCTTGCTGCCCCCTCCACTCGTCGCAGTACATAGCCGTGCTCGGCGGCCAGGGCATGCAGCATCCGGTCATCGCCGGTCACTCCCATGATCTCGCTTGCCTCGGCCAGGGTCAGGTGATGCGTGCTGTTGTTCGGGTTGACCTTGTTGCGCAGCACCGCGCCGGACATGCCGATGCGAACGCCAAGCGCCTCTGCCCCACCCGGGTAGTCCTTCACGGTCTTGTGGGCTGCATCTGTGATGTTCATTGCGGGGCTCCGTGAACGTGGTTTGCGGAAAAGGCGCGGCGCACGATGGACGCCATGAAAGGAATCGAACGCATTTCAGCCCTCCACCTGCGCCACCAGGTCTGGGCGCAGGCTTCGTGCGGCGGCCAGCCCGGCGCTGAAGATCAGTGCGATATCCTCGCCAGTGACGCCGTGCTCAACGGCGTAGTCCCTGATTCGGGACAGGTGGTGCTCCCGCACCTGCTCGGGGGTGAGTTCAGACATTGGGGATTTCCATGGATAGGGAGCAGATCGAAACGCGCGGCGAAGACGGTCGATTGGTGTGGGTCATCAAACACCACACCAGAATCGACACATCCGATTTGGATGGGCCAAGCTGGGTCGAAGGCGCAGCAAGGCATCTCTTGGCCGACGGAAGCGCCGTCAACGTCGTCGATGACGGCTTTGAAGTTGTCGCCACTGGTGAGCACTTGGTTCGGACGTAAGCCATCAGGCCACCTCCACGGAAACGATGCGGTCGTCGTCGGGATCGGCCGGCGGCGGCTCGGAATGGGCCTGCGGCTGGACTCCCAGCAGGCGCAGCACTTCGGGCACGGCCGGCAGCGCGTGCTCTTCCTCCCAGCTTTCAACCTGGGCCAAAGGCAAACCAAGCACCGTGGCCAGCTGCTTGTCGTTCGTGAAGCCGAGACGGGCGCGCAGCGCGTGCTTGCTCATGCGCGTGGCGACCTCCGCGGTGATCAATGCGCGCGCGGGCGGCGGAGCTTCTGGTCTGCTCGAGCCATGCCCTTCCACCACTCCGAACACGTCAGGGCGAAGGTCATGGCGGGAAACCCCGGTTTCGCGCTCAATCATCAAGGCCAAGCGCACAGGTACTGGCCGGCGCCCCTTGACCCACTGGCTCACCGCCTGCGGCGAGACCCCGAGCTTGCGGGCGAGATCTGCCTGTCGACCCGGGAACTTATCGATTGCGAATGCGATTGCGATCATGTGCAAACTAAAGCATCGCTTAACTACATAGTCAAGCGTTGCTTTCTTACATTCCGCGCTCAAAGCCGGAGACAATCAAGCGATGCTTGAAAACGACGAACTCGCCGCCGCGATCCGAATTGCTATAGATGGCTCCGGACGCACTCAGAAGGAAATCGCCGAAGAATTCGGCGTGACGGAACAGGCTGTGTCCGGCTGGTTGCGGACCGGGAAAATGGATAAGCGCAAGCTGCCTCGTCTTGCCGTCCTTACCGGAAAGCCACTCTCTCACTTCGGGATGGGCGTTTCAGGTGACACCATCTCTTCACCTGCGACTGCAGGGAACTATGTTCGTGTCGAGCAATTGGAGGCGACAGCAGGCATGGGGGATGGTGTGGAGAACTCAGATTTTCCGGAAGTTATCAAGGCCATAGATTTCGAGTCCGGCTACATTCGTAGCATCGTGGGCTTCCTACCGGCACCCGGAAGGCTCCGCCTGATCTCCGGCAATGGCGACTCTATGATGCCGACCATCCAACCTGGCGATGCCGTTGTCGTGGATACGGGAATCACGTCCTTCGACGGAGATGGCATCTACTTGATCAACATGGGCCACGGTCATCAGATCAAGCGCCTAATCGATCGCGGCGTTATCCACGTCTCAAGCGAGAACAAGAGCTATGGCGATCCCTTCCCGATCCCAGAAGGAACGGTCATCGGCGGGAAAGTCTACCTGCGCAACCGGATCGAACGGTTCAACTAGAGATTGCGATAAGCATCGATTCTGATCGAGGCGGTGAGACCGACGCGCCGATGAGATTATTGGCATCTGCAGCAGCGTCTTGATTGATAGCCCCTTGGAATCGTCTCTGGGAAGCCTGAGGAGAACCAACAAAAGGTGCTGCATTTCGACTACCAGAAACGTATTCTGTTGTTCGTCGCACGAACATGAATCTCAAGGTCTACGAAGGGTATGGACGCATTGGAAGCATTGGACGCAGAGAAGCTAAGAGCGAACGCCCTGACATCAATTCGCCTTGGAATTGAAGACTACGAACGTACCAAAGAAATGCCAGGACAGGAAGCCGACCCGGCCCGCGCCCTCTCATCCGTGCGCAACTTGTTCGCTGGTATCCTGCTTTTGTTCAAGTACAAGATCGCGATTTCAGTAGATGATCCGCGCGATGCATCGACCTTGATCTTCGTTCCTCCGGAAGTCCAGCCGCAGCCCGACGGCGAGGGCGGCGTCAAGTGGGAACCCGTTGGCAGATTCAAAGGGTCCACTATTGATGTCGCGACCATCAAAAAGCGCTTCGAGAGATTCGATATTGAGGTCAATTGGCAAGCCATCAAAAAGATGCAGGACTGCCGTAATCACCTAGAGCACTTGCACCCAGCCAATACACTGGGTGAGGTGGCGGACTTTGTTGCCGAGCTATTCCCTGTGCTTCGCGATTTCATGCAGAATCAACTGAAAGAGCAGCCGGCAGAATTGCTACCCACAGCTTGGCCGATCATGCTTGCGCATCACGAGTTCTTCTCGAGTAACAGACAGGAATGTGAGGCTGCGTGGGATGAAGCTGGCGTCCCCGACCTGATGCATTCGTGGCTAGATCGCTGTCATTGCAAGAAATGTGGATCGCCCTTGTTGCGTCCAAGTCAGGATGATCTCGACGTGGGGTTGAGCGTTGAACATGATGATGATTCGTTCAAGTTCGTTTGTGTCGCTTGCAACCACTCGGACCTAATAGCACCTCTGATGATTAAGGTGCTGAAGGGCAGCCACGACTACGACCACCGCTATGGAGGCAGTCCAGGCGTCGAGGAATGCCGGGCCTGCCATCGATCTGCATTCGTTGTCCAGGAGCAGCAATGCTTGTGGTGCGGCGAGGAACTCGAAGAAAAGGAATGCTCACTCTGTGGAGAAGCGCTTGGTCAAGACGATCAGGATAACGACGGCTATTGCAGCTACCACGCGCACCAATACGCCAAAATGATGCGAGAGGACTAAGTTCGCTTAAATAGTCGAACTGTCGAACTTACGCACTAGAGCCCCGCCCCGAGCGGGGCTTCTTTTTTGGAACTTGAACTGCCAAAAGGAAAGCAAAGCTTGACTGGATGCTAAAGCATTGCTTTACTTGAGTCATCGCCCCGCGACACACCCATTCCGGGCAGGGGCTGGAGATTCGGTCAATGGCTACCTCCCGCCTGTCCTGGCAACGCAGATACCGCGCCGCGCGATCGGCCTACAAGATGTGGGGCGAGTTCGAACGCCTCCACCCAGCCGGCCACACCCCGCAGTTCATCCAGGAATCGCTGGATGCCTGCC